GGAGTGGGGACGATTGGTTCCAGTGAAGACAGTGGCCAGCAAAGCTTAGAGCTCCGCCTTGAAGGCAAACCCACTTGTTCCGGCACCCGCGAAAGTGCCGATTGTGGTGATAATGGGGACAATGTAACGCAATGACGGATAGTTGGCATATAGTTCCTTCGTCAGTACTGTAACCATGTCTGCTACCTTGTTACCCGCGGTACCGAAAGAGGACGAGGAATCACATCCACGAACCTCAGTCTTACCACTGATCAAGTTCCACAGCTCGCCGAGCTGATTACCAGCAGAATCGTACATGTACGCAAAGGCAGCCATAGCCTTCGTCGACAGCAACGTGGCAGGTGTAACACCAGTTTCACTGCCCAGGTACTTGAGCAAGAACCTGCCGTTAGTGGAGGCAGAATTAAGGAATGCCCCCAAATCAATGGCATTCGCAGCCTCAACGGTTTCCCCACCAGTGACGTAGGTGATCCGGGGCACTCCTGCTGAACCAGGAGTGACCACCCTTACAGGACCAACAGATATTGGCCTGATATAGGGATTGGCGGAAAACCCTGTTCCAATGGCAGAGGTAACGGCAGCCACAGCCGGTGGACTGAACCCAGTGATTCCATCCTGCACGAACAGTTCATCCGTAACCGGGGTGATAAGGTCAACGTCATACGTGACCCACATGTCCCAGATACGGTCACTTTGCGTCGTGTCAATGGCCACCATGAGGTAGCCGCAATAAGCAGTGCGTGGCTCGACATAGTTATTGCGAGAGGCCACAGACACGAATTTGGTGGGCATGTCGCGGTGAAGTGAGGCAGGATTACAAACCAACTCCATCGGTTGCCAAACGGAGGCCTCATTAGCCGTGCGATTGCCCATGAGCTGCACCTTAGAATTGGCGGGTGCATCGTCGTAGTCGTAATCCACCGCCGCGTAGTAGCGACCTGGATTGGACGTGGCCGCCGAACTCACGAAGGTGAATTTTAAATTGCGAAAACGGAAGCGTTCAAAATGGGTCGCTAAGCCGGACAACCAAGGGAAAAGCAACGAGCACCCAGGGTTGAGATCCCACCCTGGTATGTTGTAGCTCTGAGGGACCATATAAAAGGTTGTGGCGGCACCGTTTCCGAAAGAACAGACAAACTCCCGCCGTTTGATATTGATTGTGTCAGACCAACCACCAGAAATCCGAGGGATGTTGGTAGGTATGGACACACCGATTGCGGCAGGGATATCTTGGCGCATTACATTATTTCCATTATTTCGATTGCCTCCTGCTCTTGGTTTGCGGGAGGCCGACTTCTTCTTCTGAACTACGAGTTGTTGAGATTGTGACATGCTGTTGTATGGTGTACCTGACAGCTAGCAGGGACTGTACATCACAGGGGAACCCAGGGAGGAGGGAAGCGTCGTGCAGTCTCTCGGCGTTTTGTTTAGCACGGAACTATTAAGTCTACGACACCGTTTTGAGCAATTACCCCGTGTGACACCATAGCCTACTTTAGAAGCACCTCCGGTCCAGCATGGAAGTTGAGGGGGCCACCTACTACAGGGGGTAGGTGGTCATAGTAGCGCTCAATTTCCAGTTGGAGATCAGGAACTACGCCAAACGCGCGAGTGAAAGACACCCTCGCAGCGTCGGTGATTGGTGCGTTCCTGGTCTGCAGCCCCTTAGAAAGGTTGTAGAAACCGGATTGGTAAAATCGATCATCAACACGCCCTCCTGCGCGTTGTCCGCGGCACAATGCGTTGTAGTAGCTTTGTAGAATAGGTAAACCATTTGTCAGTGCTAGCCCGCAGTAGCTAATCGCAATGAGTTGAGCTTCTCGGGATCGATCATCAATCGCATCGTCTTTTCGCAACAGTGTAGCATCCTTGGATAGGGATGCATGCACGTCACGGACCATGCGAAAGGTCGTTCCGTCATAAACGGGTTGGCACTGACAGAAGGAGACCTCTTCCAGCACTTCCACGACATTTTCCACTTTCATGACGAATCCAAGTTGGCTGAAGTAGGATGGGATAAGGGGCACAATACGGGTTATGTCGCACCTCTCCCCAATGAGGATGCAATCATCACCATTATTGAACAACCTAACCC